GTATTTGCCGAAACTCTTTCTGATTTAGTTGGATCAGTATATAAAATCGTTACGTCGAATCTTCTAAGACCACGGTAAATTCTTACGCCTTTTTCTGCTTGTTGTAATGCAACTTGCAAATTGGGCAGTAGTTTCTTAAATTCTTCTACAGATAGTGGAGTTGATCTGGTTTTATTATCACCATAATCTGCCTCTAAGAATATTTCATGAGCTCTCATTTGGAGATTCTCCTGATACCTCTATTGAACTTATTAGCGTCCTGTCCTTTGATACTATTCAAAAAGCGTCTCTCTAACTCCCCTGCTAACTCATCATCATATGACTCTCTGATTAGGTTAATCAAATTAATGGCACTGTTGATGATGTGATTAGCACGACTTTCGATTACATTCGATTTGTCTTTTTCAGGAAGAAGATTGTTAATTTCATCCAAGATACTTTTTGTTTTCTTTTTCAAAACTAAACCCTTATGAGCCCACTCTGTATTGTATTTATTGTTTTTGGTGCATTAGTCAATCTAAGTAAATACACTATGTTTAACATTAACTTTAAAAATAACTGGGTCAGCTGGATTAAAGATGTGGATCTATCCGAACCACTATCTGAGGAAATTTCCCAAGAACTGTTTTTAATGCTGTGCCATAAGAAAGTTATAGTACTAAAAAATCAGAAACTTACAGATAAACAACTTATCCAAGTTGCCGGTATCTTTGGTAGAGTATGGGACGAAACTGATATTGATTGTAACTTTACCGAATATGACTTGAAAAAGAAATCACTCAAAGAGAACGGACAAGTTACATTACTGGATAGAGATCAATTCTTAGTTAATACAGGACTACAATGGCATCATGATCTAGGTTTTCAAGCCATAGAGACATTGCCTGGTAGACTACTCTATGCTGTTGAACTGGACAAAGAGAAACCTATTACTCCCACATTCTGGATTAACTCGGCACTCACTGTAAAGATGCTGACTACTAAAGAAAAAGAGATATTGTTCAATAGTTACTATTTGATTAAGAATTCAAATGGTACATACATAAGAAGACCATGTATTAACAAACATCCAATAACTAACGAACTGTTATTCAACTTGGATGAAACAGCTCATAAGATACTTGGATTTGATGGTAATACCAGTGACTTCGTATACGAAATAATAATGAGAATGCATGAACACGAAGAGGTAATCTATAGACATGACTGGGAAGAAAATGACCTAGTAATCTATGATAACACCGGTACACTACATGCAAGACAATACACTAACCTAGAAAAAAGAAGGCTGCATAGAGTGACATTCGACATCAACTGGTTCAAATACAATGGCTACTAAGAGTTTGTTTTTAGAGTTGCTAGCATGTTTTTTAATTTTGTACTTTGCACATTGGCTTGCACTGGGCTGGTTTCTGTTTCTGATTCTACTTGCGTTTTGCGTTTGATACTATCATAGATGCTGCTCTTGGGCTTGCTATCATCTGACATTTCACCTGCATCAGTAATACGCATGGTATCAATATTATATTCCAAGTCGATCTTCTGACCAACACCTGTACTACTACGTGACTTCATACACTGAATCTGATAACGCCCACGCTCTCGCATCGCACGACTTGTAAAGATACCAAACACATTGTCTGCTGTATTGATCTTACTGATACCACCAGAGATGTGACTATGGTCAAACTCGATCTCCTCCACCGCTGAACGATTCAATTGTGAAGCTGTTACCATTAGAATACCCAACTCTTTTGCTAGATTCCTCAGTTCCTCAGATACATACTTGTCCTTAACAAACAAGTCATTGGGATTAACCTTAGCACTCACTGGCATCAATAGATCCAGATAATCAATCATCATAAAGTCCACCTTATGACCTGTCTGTACTTGATACTCTTTCAAGAACGCACGAATGTCATTGACGTTGCTTTGCGCTGGTAATGCCTTAACCTGATAACGACCAGACTTCTTACCAACCATGCTCACCTTAAGGGATGTGCCATCCTTGTCTCTGCGGATATCCTTTGTGCTCATGTTAGTCAACATGGCCGCTGTTCGCAGACCAGTTAGTTCTTCAGATAGTTCCAGTGTAATATATACCCCATTAAGATTCTGCTGTACCCAGTTAAGTGCAATGTTCATCATTACTAGACTCTTACCTGAACCAGAGCCACCTGCAAAGATGTTCAGTTCACCGCGACTGAATCCACCATACAACAGTTTATCCATCTGAGGCCAGCCTGTACTAACCTGTCCACCATTGTCAAAGTATCGTTCCAACATGCCTTCTGGATTAGCCCAAAAGTCCATGCCAAGATCCTTGGTCAAGCTGATCTGCACAGCATCCTTAATAATCTTCTCAACAGACTCAAATGTACCTTTTTCCAGCAGATCTGCACTCTTTAAGATTGCTCGCTCAAGTTCTTTACGCTTAGTAAACTTCTCAAACTCATCCATGAACCAACTAGTGATGTCATCAGTAACTTCCACTTTAGTAAGATTTACATTGGATGTTGCTGAGATCTGTTTTAGATCAGGAAGATTAGTGTACTTCTGTGAGTACTCTTGTATAAACTTGGCTGCTGATGCTAGAGTTTTGTCAAAGTTTGCAGGATTATAGATATTCTGCACACGCACATAGCATTGAGCGTCACTCATCATGACTTCAAGAAACAGTTTTTGCATATCAACAGAATATTCGTTAGACATATTTTTTCCTCAGTAGCTTTATTTTTAACACATTGTCCTCTGTTTTATCAAGTATACTTTTGAGTGTAAACAATCTACTATACCTACAAACTGCATCATTGATATCTTTAATGTCTGTCTCCCAGTCTGGAAAGCTCACACCCCAACCATTCTCCAAAGCTACGTCAATCAACTTATCTCCTGCTTTATCATTGTCTGGTACAAGAATTACTCGCCTGTTCAATCTGTTAATTTGTTCCACTTGTGCAGCACTGCATTCGTTACGCAACAGTGCAACACCATTTAGGCTAAGAGCATCAATGACGCCTTCGCAGACTATAACAAATTTATTTGTGTATACTTGTTTATCTAAATTAAACACGTAATCACTATGCTGTTTACTATAATACTTGAGTGGACCACCTTCAACTAATCTACCTGTATAGCCAACCAGTTGATTCATGTGATAGAAGGGGATAATCACACGTCTATTGAGCCTGGACTTGTCACTATTACACCAATAGAACTCATTATCAAATGGATCAAAGCCTCTACTATAGATGTAATCGGTTACATCATTGAAGTTCTTGTCATCAATGCCATTATTATAAAGTTCCACTGCCCAATCTTTAAGCAGCTTGGAACCTTCTGGTAATTCTACAGTTTCAAATTTAATCTCAGCAGGTTTCACATAACTACTTGATTGATTACCAATGAACTTGAGCAGTACTAGGTTTAGCTTCTGTAAGTCCTGACTACTTGCGCCCAACCATATCAGTAATTGGCGCATGTTCTTGTTGATCTTGGTGCCCAGCTTGTGACTAGCTTTAAAGCCGCAGTTAAAGCAATGGTAGTTACTGGTGCCATCATCAAGAAAGATGAAGCCACCACGTCCACGTTTATCTAGACTTTCACCATTATGTACACAACATGGTCCATTACCACTGACCCAACCACGTGGGCTGGTTCGAGTCTTTCTGCCACTTCTCCACAAGGATAGTGCGTAATCTTTAAATGGATTATCCATGTGTATATTATATTACAGACAGGGGCTAGGGTCTATATAGTATTTTGGTTACTGTTCCGGTTGTAGGCACGATCTCAAACTTAACGAATGAGAAGATACCAAACCAAGTATGATAGTCAGTATCTATTTGATCTATGTATGCTAGTTCGTCAATCTCTGCCCATGTGGTTGCATTACCAGAGATACCATCCAGTGTGCCAAAAATCTTAATTTTGCCAGTAAAGTTATCGAAGTTAAACTGTGCTGTATGCACGCCTTCATTCGCTACTACTGTGGAAGATACTTGAACCGATGTTGTCTTATTGTTATCAATATGAATGTTTCTAGTGGGCACATGTTCTGGAAGCATACCATCATAGATGTTAATTACACCAACAGTATTGTATGAATCATCCACGTACGCTGGTTGTAGGTCATCCTGTATTACTAGACTGTAAGTGTACCCACCTGATTGAATATCATGTAGGTCGCTGACTGTGAGTATTAGTTTAGCTACACCTTTCTCATTGTCTGTAATAGTGGACGTGTCGCTGCCTACCTGGCTGAATATCTTTGTAAGTACCAGGTTCTTAGTTTTAGTGTCAATCAACCTAAAAACTATGGTCTTACCATCAATGTCTACAAACTTTTGATCTGTGTTCTTAAACTGAAACTTAAGAACATTATCTACTCCCTTGTATATTTTTAGATTACGAGCATACACGATAAAATTCCTATTTGGGGTACTTACTGAATCCAGAATTATAACA